GCTAATTGCGCCCTTCCTAATCCTATGTTCAGCCTGCTCGTCAACTCCGTCCGTGACGCCAATGCCGCAGCTAGCGGCGAACTTAGCCCAGAGTTGTCCACCCCTGCCGCCGCCTCCAACCCCGGCCATTGATCCTGCTAGACTAGAGTGGGAGATAGGGGTACTTAGTAAGTACGAAGATTGCTCTAAGAGACATAGGTTGACCGTCGATGCGTGGCCTAAAAAGCCTGCATCTTAGGGGTTCAGGTTGTGAATGCAGTGACTTGGGTACTAACCCCATCTTAAGGAACGGTTATGGCAAGTACATATAGTCAGCTAAAGATTGAGCTGCAGACCACGGGTGAGAACAACACCACGTGGGGTACCATTACCAACACCAACCTCGGCACTGCGCTCGAGGAGGCAATCACGCTGACCGCCGATGTTACGTTTGCCAGTGCAGACGTAACGCTGACCTTGACTAACACCAATGCAACCCAGTCTGCACGACGCGCACGACTAAACCTGATTGGCACCACAGGTGGCGTGGCTAGAAACCTGATAGTTCCCACCATTCAAAAAGTTTACATTGTTAACAATGCTTGCGCCGACGCCATTACAGTTAAGAACGTCACGGGCGTGGGTATCGCTGTCCCTGCTGGCACTACCCTATGGGTCTATAACAACGGCACGGATGTTGTCAGCACCATTAACTACCTTGTTGGTCTAAGCCTCGGAACAGCACTAGCTGTCACCTCGGGTGGCACGGGTGCAACAACTGCTGCTGGTGCTAGAGCATCTCTAAGCGCAGCTGCCTCGGGCGCTAACAGTGACATTACGTCGCTCTCGGGTCTCACCACGGCCCTTAGCATCGCGCAGGGCGGCACAGCCGCAACCACTGCACCTAATGCCAGAACGTCTTTGGGCGCAGCGGCCTCAGGCGCTAACAGCGACATTACCTCGCTCACAGGTCTCACCACGGCTCTGAGTGTGGCACAGGGCGGCACAGGGGCTACAACGGGTGCCGTAGCCCTCACGAACTTAGGTGGCACGGCTGTAGGTACAGCGCTCTTCACTGCCGCAAATGCCGGAGCAGGGCGCACAACACTGTCCGCAGCGGCCTCGGGCGCTAACAGTGACATCACATCCCTCTCAGGCCTTACCACCGCTCTTAGCATTGCTCAGGGCGGCACAGGGCTAACGGCTGTTGGCGCTAACGGCTACGTCATTACCTCTGACGGAACAAACTTCGTCATGGCTCCTGCACCGGGAGCGGGCTCGGTCTTGACCTTTAGCGGTGGCACAACAGGCCTTACACCTAACACAGCCTCAGTAGGTATTATTACCCTCGGAGGCACCCTTAACGTCGCCAACGGCGGTACTGGGCTTGCGACACTAACAGCCAATAACGTGATCCTCGGCAACGGTACCTCTGCGCCGTCATTTGTGGCTCCCGGCACGGTCGGCAATATCCTTACCTCTGACGGTACGACATGGACCGCAGCACCTGCTCCGGCGGGCGGCGTTACAACCTTCAGCGGCGGCACCACAGGCCTTACGCCTAACACGGCCACCGCTGGCACTGTAACACTTGCAGGCACCCTCGCTGCCACCAACGGCGGTACGGGTCAAGTGACCCTTGCAGCAGCACGAGGCGCTATTGGTATTGGCGTGTCTTCAACTAAGACCGCTAACTATACAGCCGTGGCCGGTGACTATCTGGCCTGCGACACCATCACCACAGGCGCGTTCTCCATCACCCTACCAGCAACCCCCGCTGCGGGCGATAAACCGATTGTAATCTTTGACGCAGGCACGACCGATACGGTCAACGGCTTTGCAACCAACAACCTTACCATTCTACGCAACGGCTCGACGATCAACACGTTGTCTGACGACGTGACCGTATCAACCAAGGGCGTCTGCATAACGTGTGAGTACATCGCGGGTACGTGGAGACTAAGAATTGGTTGATGCCTCCACCCTTCTCAATTTCGGCACCACGGACCTTGCGGTTGGGGACTGGCTGTACTCCGCCTATGCGCGGACGGCACCGTCGTACCTACCCTTAGACAGCTACACCAGCAGCTATCTTGTGTCGGTCTATCCGGCCTTGGCGGCGATTGTTAGTCCGGTGGTTGCGCCTGTGACTTATGCGGCTACGGCTCGAACTTTGCCTAGCTCTCAGGTTTGGCGATCCGTTGCTTTTGGCAATGGCGTTTTTGTGGCGATTGCCACCTCCACAACGTCAGCCGCTTCGTCCACAGACGGCATTACTTGGACAGCCAGAACCCTGCCATCGGCGGCAACTTGGTCTGCCGTGACTTTTGGAAATGGAGTGTTCGTCGCCGTAGGCGGTTCTGGGGCAGCATCCACTGTCGCGGCCACATCCACTGACGGCATCACTTGGACCGCTAGAACTTTGCCCACTTCGGTGCAGTGGGCGGCAGTGACTTACGGCAACGGCTTGTTTGTTGCCGTAGCGCGTGGCCCCTCAACTGCGGCTGCGTCTAGCCCTGACGGCATCACTTGGACCGCCCGCACACTACCGCTGTCAAGAAACTGGCAGTCAATCGCTTACGGCAACGGGGTCTTCGTTACGCTGTCATACAACAACACCAATTCGGCTGTCTCGGCTGACGGCATTACTTGGACATCCGGAACGATTGCAAGCAACACGTGGAGTGGGGTTGCTTTTGGGAACGGCGTGTTTTCGGCAGTGGCCGATACTGGAACTGCGGCGTCTTCGTCCACCAATGGATATGATTGGACGGCTAGGACAAATGTTGGCGCGGCAAAGAACGCCGTAGCTTATGGCAACAACTCTTTTTTGGCGATAAGCAACAGCGATGCCTCGACATCACCAGACGGCGTCACTTGGACGCTAAGATCGGTGCCGTCCACCGCGCAGTGGATTGCGGTCGCTTCTGGCGCAGGGAAGTTTGTCATAGTTGAAAACACCCCGACAAACACTAACGCTGCCACAATCGACTACGCCGTAACCGCCACCACCTTCGTGCTCCCCGTCGTGCCTGCTCGCTTCGGCACCACGGCCTACGTTAAGGCGACCTGATCATGGCCACCAACGCATCGAGCCTCGTCAACTTCGGCACCACAGGCCCAGCCGTGGGAGAGTTCATCTACGCGATTGGAACCCGGTCAGCTCCTAGCTTTTTGCCTGCGGATAGCTACGTCAATCGGTATTTGGTATCGACCTATACGGCGCTGGGTGCGCTGGTGGTGCCGGTGATCACTCCGGTGACTTATGCAGCTACGGCGCGGACTTTGCCGTCTTCAGCAGTGTGGACCTCAGTTGCCTATGGCAATAGTGTTTTTGTAGCCGTGGCTGAAGGGCCGTCTACTACCGCAGCAACTTCTTCAGACGGCGTAACGTGGACCGCAAGAACTCTGCCATCTTCTCAAGTTTGGCGTGCAGTCACTTTTGCCAACGGTGTTTTTGTTGCGGTTTCTGGTGTTGCTTCTACTGCTGCCGCCACCTCCCCTGACGGTATAACTTGGACCGCAAGAACACTACCGTCTTCGGCAGATTGGCGTTCAGTCACCTTTGGTAATGGCGTTTTTGTTGCAATAGCCTCCAATTCCGGCGTTGCGGGCGTAGCCTCTTCACCCGATGGTATAACTTGGACGGCTGGAACACTGCCGTCTTCAACGTCTTGGCGTTCAATCACTTTTGGAAACGGCGTCTTTGTAGCGGTCATCTCATCGGGAACCACCGCCGCTACCTCTTCGAACGGCCTTAATTGGACCGCTGGAACGCTACCTTCTTCGTCAAGTTGGCGTTCAGTTACCTTTGGTAACGGTGTTTTTGTTGCAGTGGCCGGAGGGCCGTCTACTATTGCTGCCACCTCTACAAACGGCATCGACTGGACAGCTAGAACGCTACCTTCTTCGTCATCTTGGACCTCGGTCACCTATGGCAACAATTCCTTTTTGGCAGTGGCCGCAGGGCCATCTACTACTGCCGCCACCTCTCCTGACGGTATAACTTGGACGGCTAGAACTTTACCGTCCTCGTCAACTTGGGTTTCAGTCGCCCTTGGGGGTAGCGTTTTTGTAGCAATAGCTGAAAGCACCACTGCCGCAGCCAGCATTGCCTTTGCCGTCAACGCCACCGACTTTGTTCTCCCCGTAATCTCCCCCGTCACCGGCACCACTGCATACGTTAAGGCAACTTGAGCATGGCCGTAAACGCATCATCGCTTGTCAACTTCGGGGCCACCACACAGTCCGTGGGCGACTGGATGTACTCTCAGTACGCCATGCCATCGCCGTCATATCTGCCTCTCAATAGCTACACGGCGTCTTACCTCGTGTCGTCTTACCCGGCGCTGGGGGCGCTGATTGTGCCTGTGCTGACGCCCGTGACCTATGCGGCGACGGCTAGGACTTTGCCTTCGTCGCAACAGTGGCAGGGTGCTGCCTATGGCAATGGTGTTTTTGTTACGGTGGCCACCGGACCATCCACTGTCGCCGCTTCGTCCCCTGATGGCATCACTTGGACGCAGCGCACGATGCCTTCTTCTTCTCAATGGTATGACGTTACTTTTGGCAACGGGGTATTTGTGGCGGTTGCGTATAGCTCCACAGCCGCCGCGACATCGCCCGATGGCATCACTTGGACAGCAAGAACTATTTCGGCCTCGACGTTTTGGATTGCTGTTACCTTCGGTAATGGCGTTTTTGTTGCAATAGCGGATAGTTCGACTACCGCGTCAACATCTCCTGACGGCATCACTTGGACTTCCAGAACAATGCCATCGGCAGTGGGTTGGATTGACGTTGTCTACGGAAACGGTGTGTTTGTTGCCATAGCCACTAGCACAACTACCGCAGCTACATCTCCAGATGGCATTACATGGACAGCCAGAACAATGCCAACAAGCACCACTTGGCAATCTATTGCTTTTGGCAATGGCGTTTTTGTTGCCATCGCTAACGGTGGCACCATTGCCGCAACGTCTACCAACGGAATTGATTGGACAACGAGAACCTTACCCTCGTCGGCAAACTGGACTTATGCTACCTATGGAAACAATAGTTTCTTAATTGTCGTAAACAACGGAACTTCTGCCGCTACCTCTCCTGACGGCATCACATGGACAGCGCGAACGCTTCCGTCGTCGTCAAATTGGAGGGGTTTAACTTTCGGTGGGGGGAAGTTTGTGGCCGTTGTTGGGGCTACCTCTACAGCCGCAGCCACAATCGACTACGCCGTCAACGCCACGTCCTTCGTCCTCCCCGTCGTAGCGCCCAAGGCTGGCACCACTGCATATGTTAAGGCGACCTAATGGCTAGTAACATCGCAAACACGGTCAACTTCGGCACCACCGGCCTGAATGTCGGGGACTACACCTACTCGCTCTATGCCCTGTCGGCTCCGTCGTACCTACCCTTAGACAGCTACACGAGCAGCTATCTGGTTTCTAGCTATACGGAGCTGGGGGCTTTGATTGTGCCGGTGATTACGCCTGTGACGTATGCGGCGACGGCTAGGACTTTGCCGTCTTCGTCAAGTTGGACCGGCGGTGATTTTGGTAATGGCGTTTTTGTTGTAATTGCCGGAAATCCTTCAACCGTAGCAGCCACCTCCCCCGATGGCATTACATGGACCGCTAGGACGCTTCCATCTTCGCGAAGTTGGTCCTCAGTTACCTTTGGTAATGGGGTGTTTGTCGCCATTGCCGGGGGGCCTACAACTGTAGCGGCAACCTCCCCCGACGGGATCACTTGGACCTCAAGAACGATGCCATCGTCGGTAAATTGGCGTCATGTTACCTTTGGCAATGGGCTTTTTGTTGCGGTGGCAAATGGCTCTACAGCCGCTGCCTCCTCACCCGATGGCATTAATTGGACTGCGGGGACGCTACCTTCTTCGTCAACTTGGCTGTCAGTCACCTTCGGCAACGGTGTCTTTGTGGCGGTAGCCGCAGGGCCGTCTACCATTGCAGCCACCTCACCCGATGGCATCACATGGACAGCAAGAACTCTGCCGTCTTCAGCGCAATGGACAGCCGTTACCTTCGGCAACGGTGTTTTTGTTGCTGTGGCTACGGGGCCGTCTACTACTGCCGCCACCTCTACCAATGGGATTGATTGGACGGCTAGAACGCTGCCGACTTCAGCAACTTGGCAATCAGTCACCTATGGTAACAACGCTTTTTTTGCTGTGGCAAACGGCCCGTCTACAAATGGGGCTAGCTCCCCTGACGGCATTACTTGGACGGCTAGGACACTGCCATCCTCGTCAGCTTGGGAATTTGTAACTTTTGGTAGTAGCGTTTTTGTTGCGGTGGCTCAAAGCAGCACCGCCGCAGCCAGCATTGCCTTCGCCGTCAACGCCACGTCCTTCGTCCTCCCCAACGTACAGACCATCACCGGCACCACCGCTTACATAAAGGCGACATAACATGCTCACCTATTACGCCTACGACAGCCAAGCCATCTACACCAACCCCGTGGAGTTTGACCCTTATGGGCCGATCCCGCCTAACTCAACGCCCTTGGTCCCTCCGGCTCTGACGGGCACAGAGGTCGCGCAGCTTCAGTCTGACGGCTGGGTGATCCTGTCTGAGCGCCCTCCTGCACCGCCTCCTCCTGAGCCTGTGCCTCCTCCTGCGCCCGAATACACCCGCCTCCAGTTCCTGTTCCTGTTTACCCCGGAAGAGATCATTGCGGTCCAAAACGCGGCTGTAACCAACGAGTCGGTGGCTTACTATTATTACATGATCGATGCGGTTGTGACTTTGCAACTGACGGATACGGCTGTTATCAATGGGGTTAACATGCTAGCCACAGAGGGCGTCATCACGCCTGAACGCGCTGCGCAAATCCTTGCTGGTGATCCGGCACCCACTGCTCCGTAAGGTACCGCTGGTATGGCTTTTATCAAGCTGCAGTTCAAACCGGGTATGAACCGTGACCAGACCAACTACTCCAATGAGGGTGGTTGGTGGGACGGCAACCGTATTCGGTTCCTTTCTGGGTACCCTCAAAAGATCGGGGGCTGGGCCAAAGCTGCCCCTACGTCGTTTTATGGCGTGTGCCGCCAGTTCTGGAATTGGGTAACGACCTATGCAGATAACTTCCTAGCCCTAGGAACCGACAACAAGCTCTACATCAACGCGGGTGGGGAGTTCTATGATGTCACCCCGCTGCGAGCCACAGACCCTACCCTGAGCTCCACGATCACCGATAACTGCGTCCAGACGATTAATGGCTCAACTACGGTAACCCTGAACCTAGGGTCTGCTACCAACCCCAACTGCGTTGTGGGGTCCTTTGTGACTGTGCGGGGCGTGACAGGCACGGTGGGCGGCATCCCTAATAGCGATATCAATGCTAATCAGATCGTTACAGCGGTAGGCAGCACATCGCTCTCTTTTGTTGTGGCTACAGCCGCTACATCCTCTGTAGCCGCTGGTGGTGGCACGGCTATCTTTATTGACTTCGAAATCGCCCCCGGCAACACGGTCTCTGTACAAGGCTATGGCTGGGGTGTGGGTACTTGGGGTCGAAGGACTTGGGGGTCCGGTGCCGCTGCGCCGTACGCTACTCTGCAGCGGGACTGGTTTTTTGATAACTTCGACAACGACCTTGTGATGAATATCCGCGACGGTGTGCCTTACTACTGGGTTCGAGGCGTGCTGGTGGACCCCGCTACGTCCTTGGCTACCCGCGCCATTACCCTCGCTGCCTATGCAACGAGTGAAGGATATCCAAGCTCTGCGGTACCCGTGAAGGTCACACAGGTGCTCGTTTCGCAGCAGGACCGCCACGTTCTTGCCTTTGGCGCGGTGCCCTTCGGTAGCGTTGACCCTAACGACTTTGACCCTCTGCTTATCCGTTGGTGCAGCCAAGGCTCGCCGGGAGAGTGGACACCTGCTGTGACTAACTCTGCAGGCTTTATCCGGGTCTCTCGAGGTTCGCGCATCGTGCGGGCGCTGGCCACACGTCAGGAAATCCTTGTCTTCACAGACACGCACCTCTTCACCTTGCAGTTCCTTGGCACGACTGACGTGTTTGGTCTGCAGGAGTACGCGGACAACATCTCCATCATCTCGCCTCGGGCCTGTAGCTCGGCTGCCAACATTACCTACTGGATGGGTAACGGCAAGTTCTACGCCTATACGGGCCGCGTGGAGACGCTCGCTTGCTCGCTGCGAAACCACGTGTTCGAGAACCTGAACTTTAACCAGTATGGGCAGATCGTATGCGGCACCAACGAGCAGTGGAATGAAATTTGGTGGTTCTACCCCAGCGCCGACTCCAACTGGAACAATAAGTACGTCGTCTACAATCACCTTGATCGCATTTGGTACTATGGCGATATAGAGCGCACAGCTTGGTTAGACTCCGCTTTGCAGCAGTTCCCCCTTGCTGCTGATACCAATGAAGGTGCAGCACAGGGTTATATATACTTCCATGAAAATGGTGTGGACGACGACGGCGCACCGATGGAAGCCTTTATTTTGTCCAACGACTTCGACATCGGTGATGGCGACAACTTCATGCTGTCCAACCGCCTGATCCCAGACGTGAATTTTAATGGTTCTACTGGGGGCACTTCACCCACTGCTACGGTCACGATCTACCCACGGAACTTCCCCGGCCAGAGCTATAACTCGAATATGACCGAGACTAGCTCCGTAGTCGGTAACTCGGCCAACGTCGACGAGTACACCAATCAAGTCTTCATGCGCACCCGTGCGCGTCAGATGGCCTTTAAAATCCAGTCTGAGAACCTTGGGACGCAGTGGCAGGTCGGTACACCACGACTTGACATCAAACAAGATGGTCGCCGCTAGTGGCCCTCGATAGGTTCCGTGCCTCACCCCTACCCAATCCGCCGCTGGACTATGACCCCCAGTACGTGCGGCAGCTCATCCGCGTGATCGAGGCCTATTTCTCTCAGTTGGACTCCCGTACCCCTAACAATGCACAGAAGTACACGGCGGACACGTTCAATGGTATACTCGCGACTAAGAACGTAACGACCGTGGAGAAGACCGCGCTTACCCCCGCTGCGGGTTGGGTGGTTTTCGACACGACATTAGGCAAACTTTGTGTCTATTCTGGTAGCGCTTGGCAAACTATAACGTCGGTATAATTCTCACCCTAAGGATCGTTCGCTATGAATGGTAATCCAAACGCGGCCACCTTTGGGTCTCCTAACCCTAATACCATGGCTTATGGTAACAAATCCAACCCGGATGCCCCCATGGCAAATGCTGTGCCGCCCATGGTGCAACAGCTGCAGAACTTCGGGCGTAACAACGATACTCAGCTCGTCCACATGACCCCCGGTGAGGTTGGTGGCCTGCAGGCCCTAGCGCGAGCCCATGGCGGCTCTTTGACGATCAATCCTGACACAGGCCTCCCTGAGGCGGGCTTCCTTGAGAGTATCTTGCCTACGCTCCTCGGCGTGGGTCTGAGCTTCATCCCCGGCGTCGGCCCTCTCATGGCTGCAGGCATCACGGGTCTAGGTACCACAGCAGTCACAGGCGACCTGAAACAAGGTCTGATGGCTGGCCTTGGCGCGTTCGGTGGCGCTTCGCTGGCTGGTGGTCTTGGGATCGGTGCAAGCGCTGGTGCGGTGGGTGCTACCCCCTCCGCTGCTCTCAACACGATGACGCAGGGTGTGGGTGCGGGTGTGCCAACTATCAGCTCGGGTACAGCTGCGGGTAATGCTATCGCCAACACCATGAGTGGGGCGGCATATCCTGCTGCTCAGACGGCTGCTCAAACTGCCGCCGCTATGAACCCTACTGCAGCTCAAGCGCTTAGCACGATGACCCAAGGGACTCTCCCCGCCGCCGCTACTACTTTTGCCCCTGCCGTCGCACCCAACATGCTAACTCAAACGCTCGGCGCTGAACTCGGAGCTAAGGCGGGTGCCTTCGGGCAAAGGTTTTCTAATGCTGCGGGTGCGAACCTTGCAAACACCGCGACGACCCCCTCTCTGATGAAGACTGGCCTCGCAGCTATGGGTGTGGCCAACCCCGTGCTCTCAGCCATGCAACCTGAGTACGAGGCCTACAAACCCCCTGAGAGCAAGTACAAGTACGAAGGTCCATACAAGCCTCAGGACCGTAAGGTGCGGTTCCCTACGAGCACGCCTACTGACCGTGAGTTCAGCTATTTTGAGGACACCAACCCTTTCCCC